GATGTCAGCCAAGACCGCTTCATACCTGTGATCGCCGTCAACATAAATAAAATCTAAATCACCATCCTTGACGTGAGGCAATGCGTCAAGACTTTTCCCACGGCTATACATGACGTTACCAAGACCCTTGGTATTTTCTTGGAATTTCTCAAAAACAAATTTCATCGGGCATTGTTGGCTCGCCCGGTCATTGATGTCGTAGCCGTTTAGCCAAGGATCTACGGCCAGAACTTCCTTAAAGTATTTGGCGATGACAATAGTACCCTCACCGCTGTAAGAGCCAATCTCAACCGCCTTGCCTACTGCACCTTCTTTGTTAGCCCACTCGCAAAGATGTCTCAAGCCTTCCTGCTGGAAGACATCCCGCATTACCGGTACCTTCAAGCAGGCATCGGAGCGGGTGCTTGACCCTGCATCGCACCAGGAGGCAACTGCTGTGCCTGCTGTTGGACTTGGGCTTTAGCCGCATCACGAAGCTGTTTTTGGATAGCGCGGGATGTGTTGGGGTCGATCTTCTCCAAGGCAGCCAAGTGCTGCTGGAGGTGAGCCATGAGTACCTGCATGGCTGCCTGGTCTACAGGCTGCTGGCGGGCTTGCGCCGCTTGGTTAAAGGCAAACAATACAGAGATGTGCGCCTTATGATCGTCTGAAGGTTTGATCGCCACAGGGAATCCGGTGGCAAGCATGGTGGCAATCTCGGTGGCTTGATCCTCGGCTTGGTCGCCAGAAGCGGCCTGCGGGTCTTGGAACAACCGGCGAACCAATGAAGGATCGTCCTGCTCCAACACCGATTTAACCAATTCGCCTTGGTTGACGAAAGGATTGTTTTGGAACATCTGCATCCGGGCCACGGACTTTTGAAGGGCAAACTGGCGATTGATGAAATCTAATCCGCCCTTGGGTTCGATTGAATACTCTGCATGGATACCTTCCGGAACCATCTGCCCAGTTTCCTCGGCGTAGCGGTACATCAAATCTTTCTTGTTGTACTGCGTGTAAAGCGACCAGCACTGCTTGAACAGATGCGCCAAGCTCATGCGGAAAATGCGGTTTCTCAAATCTCCAGACGCAGCGGCTTGACCTTGGATAGCCTGCACCTCAGTGGCAGTCTTGCGATCCGCCCCGGAATACTGACCAGCCGCGCTCATGTCGAACTGACCCATGCGTTGTTCGGCCAGCATCCGCTCCTCCAGCATCAAACGCTGGAAGTCGAATGGAGGTTGACTGAACTGAACCGGCTTTAACCCTTGAGGAAGGATCTGGCCAGGCTGCATCTTCAGATTCGCCGTGTTGAGCGAGATCGGGTTCTGTGCCTCGAAAACGGGTCGGTTGGCAAGCTCCACATAGTCCGAGAGGCTGTTCTTTAGTTTATTCAGCAGGTTCTCGCCTGGGAGTAGGATTTCGGCCACTCCTCTTGGGCTATACCAACCGCCCCCTGTTACTTCATAGGGGAAATCAACGAAAGGAGGTTCGCCGTGGTTATACGGCAGAATGAAAGTCTTGCGGATGTCGGTCTGGATCTGAAGCGGACTGTAGGTCTCTACTTTCCAGCCGTCCTTGGTCGGCGTATACATTTCCCAAAGAATGATGCGATCATTTTCGCCTTCCTGAGTAATTCCTTCACGCCGATAAATCTCATCCTGAATTTCACTTCGTAAGCCCACCGATTTGGAGGGTTTACCAGAAATGATCTTGATGAGTTCCTCGTCCTGCTTGTAAGCGGGATTTGCCTTATAGGAGTCGATACTAGTCGAGAGGATGTGTACAATGAAATCCGCATCTTTGAACTCCTTGGTGTAGGAAGGAACAATAATATGGAAAGGGTCGATAGCGTCAAACTTAATCTGTTTCTTATCCTCGTCCCAAATCACCTTGGCAACGCCACGGCCATAGAGCAGAATGTTGTCGATGACCGACACAATCTCCTTCTGGAAATTGGTCTTCTCACGCATATTGTAATCAAACCAACGCTCGGCTGAAACCGTGATCGGAGTCAACTGCTGGCGCATAGGCACAAAGCTGGAAAGGATGTCGTTGCCGATTGCGCTGTTGACGAAGCTGGGTTTCAGTTTCTCAATGGCAGTATCAATCAACTGAACGTGTAGATCGGCGGCAGTAGGCCAAGGCTTGATCTTGCGGCGAACGCCAAAGTAACGAGCCTGATAAAACAACCGCTGGCGGTTCTCCCAGCTTTCACGCTGGTTTAACGCCTCTAAAATTCTTTGATAATACGTTGCCCGTGGATTGTTGTCGGCCATTATTTCTCGCGCTCCCTATTTAATTCGTATGACAAATCGTTGACGTAATGTAAAGCTTTTCTTGCCCAAGCCTTGACCCCAGGACTGCCATTGCGGACTTCCGGATAGTTCTCATCGAGCATCAGATCCGTCACGGCTCCGCTTGTCTTCGTGTACGGTGTCGTTGTAGCGCACCCACCAAGGCTTAGGACCGAGATCATCATCAATGGCTTGATGATTGTTACGCCACTCGCCCTCAATCTTGTCAATGCGCTTTTCCCGCCAGCCAGGAATGAGGCGTAAGACCGATGCGATGATTTGAAGTATCGCACCGATCACTATTGATTATTTGATGTTCAGCCCGACACCCTTTAGGAAGTTGACGACTTTCTCAAGGAAAGAATCATCAGCGGGGGTGGGGGTAAGTTTAACAATGATTCGAGCGGCCAAGACAACGCCACCAACGGCGGCAACGATCTCGGTCCAGTTTGAAGTAATCCAATTCCATACGTTCATAATTAACCTCCTGGGTCAAATCCAGCCATGACGGGGTCGTGCGACTCAATCATGGACAGAAGCGACTTCCACGTTGGCTTCTCAACGGGAAAAGTCAAATCCCACCTCATGTTACCACCATCCAGGCACAGGGCAAGGGCATCGGCTCTGTCTGGGCTTGCCAGACCCCTGGATCGCATCGAGTCCTTTGATTCCACACCAAGCTTACCCTTGGAGTTGGTCATACTGCGCCGACAGGTCAGTTGCGCCGTTAGTTCGTCATCTTCCGGTAGAATGATCTCGGCATCTTCAATTTTCTTGGCCATGCCATACCACATCTCTGCTGACCTGTTGGTATACGCATCGTTGTCGTAGGCGGTTGACCCAAAGTTGACCCGATTGACCTGCCAGCCAGATTCGGCCAACGCATCGCACATAACCATGCCAAGACCGCTTGCGTCAGCGTAGATGTTGCTAGCTTCCAGCCCCGCCTTCTTGAACTCGACAATAAACCTACCCACAGCCGCCATCGTATCCCTTTCGCGCCATGCAATCATTGGTAGCACCTTATTGCCATCCCTAATACATAGTACGTTGGCATCGCCACCGGCGGCAAAGTCTACGCCAGCCACCCTAGTCCCAGGCTTGAACTGAGGCGGTGTATTAAAGCAGTTCTGAAGCTGGGTTAGGTTAATGACAAGACTCTCGCTGCCTATGTCCACAAACTCGCCATAAATCATGGAGCGGGTCAGCGGATGCTTCTCACCATACCGCTGTATCACCTCGTCTATCTGCGCCTGTGTAATGTGGGGGCAATCAAACGCCGTGACAGCGTGCTTTGACCACATATTAGCCTCTTTGGTGAATGCCCGATAAAACGCACCACTGCTGCCCCCTGGTGATGAGGCGATTAGCAGTCGCGTTGGTTGACATCGACTGATGGCTTCAAACAATGGGTCAGCTACGGTCTTGGCTTCGTCAACAACCATAAGCAATGGGTGGTGTTCATGGTCTTCGGCATGCCATCCTTCAGCACGGCCAGGATCGGTTGCAGAATAGCCTATAATGCGCGATGTGTTGCCGTTAGGGTGTAGGTAGCGGATCTCGCCACTGGTGACTTCCCAAGGGCCGCCAAGCTTGGCAATTTGGGAACGCATGCTAGGCCAAAGTTGGGATTCGACTTGGCGAAAAACACCGGCGGTTGTTACGGCTATAGAGCGCTGGTAAACGAGCGCGTGCCATATCAAAATGCTGGAAATGACGGTGCTGGTCTTGCCGGAACCGTTGGCTGCACGTAACGCCACTCGACAGTCTCTAGGTTCTAGGTCTGCCAATACTTTCTTTTGCCAGTCATAGAGATTGAGTCCCAACACCTTATCTGCGAAAGGCACTGGGCGAAGTAGCTCTTGGATTAGCTCTTCTGGAGACTTCTGGGCAGACTTGGGAACACGCTTGGCCATAGACCTCTTTTTGTTTTGTGGCAGAATTACTTAGGGGGGTCTATGCGAATTAAATGGCGGCTGGGGGGTCGGCGGGGGGCGTGGTGGTAGGGGGCGGATATTTTGCCAGCGACTCTACCCTAGGCTTTCTTCTCCTCATCGGTTTATTCCTTAATTTTGGAGAAGTTACATCTGATAATTTTTGACAATTTGATTTCTCATTGACTGACAATGGTTTGTGATTGTCGCAATTTGGCGTTAAAGTCGCAGAATAAGTATTGTATAAAGTTCCCTCGTTAAGCTTGGGAGATACTTTCTTAGTGTCATCAATAGCGCGCACCTCTTCAGCCTCAATCACTTGCGCCTTCTTTTCTGCTCTCCTCGATGCAAGGCCAGCGATGAGTTGGGCGAATCCAGCACCAGCGTTATGATCCACACTTCCAGATACTTGCAATCGTGCACTAGGGATTGCATGCTGGTACACTCTTTCGGCAATCCACGCCTTAGCCTGCCATGATTTTTGGCCAGCTAGTTCTATGTCTCGCAATAGGCTAAGTTCGTGCTTTTTTCGGGCGGTTTCTAGTTTGCGGGCAAAATCTGGATATCTATTCGTCCAAGTCTTGAGAGTGCCGATGGGTACGCCAATCAAGCCAGCGCACTTTTCTATTGTAAATCCAGCGGAACAAGCGGAAACGCATTCGGCTTCAATTTCGGGAGTAAAAGCCACTTTTCCATTCTTTGATTTTTTTGCGGTTGGAGATCCGCCAGGCACATCCATAAGCAAGACTTATACCATCAAAATAGACAAAAGAAAATCCTTGTAGTCCGTTCCGCTTGTAATACTATGAGCCTATGCAAAGCAACACACCTAGTGCCGAAGCGATGACGGCCGAAGATCATCGCATCAAACAATTGTTGTCTATCATTTACAATCTTCGGGAATCTTTGAATGAATGTTTTGATTTTGTGCAAGATGTGGAATTTGATCGCCCCTCGCACAAAACCGCAAACATTCTTGGGCGAGCAGAAGAAGCAATCTTTCAAGCTGATTTTGTTTTGAAGAAATAAACCAACCAAAAGAAAGGAAACGACACAATGAAAACACCAGCAGATTGTGGAGATCTGAAAGTCATATTCAGATATGATGACCCCAAGTTCTTTGTGGGTTATTGGGATTGCTCAACTTGGAATGGATGGGATTGCGTTAGGGTTGACAAGGAAACATTCGAAGCAATCAGAGATTGGGCAAAAGAAGATGGTGATGCCGATCTTTCGGAATACGATGAAGCAGAGGCTGACGAGTTTGGTTTATACTCATTGGACGGACATTGTTCCCAAGTCTGCGGATTTACGCATCGGGGGATATTTGTCACAAATCCATTCGAATCCGATTGTGGAAGGTTTGCGGTTGACCCCTTGGAACATTACGGACTAAGCCACGACGACTTGGTTGGAATTTTCGGAGAAAACTACAAATCACTAAAAAGCTAAGGCGATCAGACCCCGAACGCATCTTCTATGGTGCGTTTCGGTCTGGCCGATAGGCTGGAATTAAAGAAACCAAAAGAAAGGAAACACACAATGCAAACGACAATCGAAACAGACGAAAAGCAAGCAAGGGCAGAGGCTCGCAAGCAGTTGCGGGAAGAGGCCAAGAGACAAAAGAAAATTGATGAAATCAAAGGCCAATCAAAATTGGAAAGCCTAACCATCACAATCGAATGGAGAAAAAGCAGAACATGGGGATACAATCCTCACGCAACTGGCGAGGCAATTACAACAGAAGGACGGCGACAAGTTGGGACGGCTAAGGCGAGCGGTTGCGGATATTGCAAGCGGTCAACTGTAATCGCCGGCTTGTTTAATCAATTCCTACGGCACAAATTATTTGACCAAGAGGTGCTAAAAAGACTTGAGGTCAAAAAGCCATACGGAATCAGTCTCCCCCCGCTCAATGCCAAGTGGCTCCCATACTTTGAGGGCGGGATTGGTGAGGGTTGTTACCATCAAATATCGGAGGCAATCGGCGGGAAGTGGGAGTGCGTTGCTTATACAGACTTGGTGAATGTCTACCGATGGACGGCGGTTCAATCGTGATCTGCTTCGCCATCTACACCCGATCCGGCTCCTTCATCTGCCGATTTGAAACATACGAAAAAGCAGAGCGGTGGAAGCGGTTCATGGGTCCACAAGATTACACAATCAGAAAGGAGAAATGGTAAATGAACATTGCAATCGCATTTGCTCACGGCCTCATCCTTGGCGCGGTTCTGGCTTCATGGGTGGCCTTCATGCTTAGGAAGTAAGTCTTTCCTTGTCCTCCCCTCACAAGGGGGAGGCAAAGGACAGACCCGATAGGGTTTGCCTAGAAAACAATAAAGAAAGGATACACATGACAAAAGAAAGAGAATTGCAATGGAAAATAGATTATTTGAAGGAAAGCCTTAAACAAATTAAGGCGACAATATCGGGTAGCAAAATGGGATATCTGCAAAAAGATTGGGTAGACGAAAAGATGTTGGATTCGTTTGTGAGTTTAATTGATAATACATTATACAATTCAAGGTAAATCCTTCCTCGTTTCCCCTCGTCACGGAGGGGAACGGAGGAATGATCCGGGCGATAGCTTGGGCAATCCTATAAACGGCAGCGCAGTCGGTGATCGGTTGCGTGAATGGAAAAGAAGGGGAAACACATTATGAACAGAATCGGATTATTGCCACGGCCTTGGAGTGGTCACTACCCCAAAAATGGCAACTATTCGCCATTGATTAAGGCCGACATTCAGAAAGTAAGCAAAAGCAAAAAAATAGGATGGCGATCAATCATATTTGTAGATGATTGCAATATGGTGACGAGCCATCATCCCACCAAGTCTTCAGCAGAAAACTTTGCTGAAGGTATGCTGGATGTTTATACAAGGACGCACTACATATCCAAGTAACTATCCCCCGCAAGGTTCCACCCCTTGCTGAATCTTTATTTACAAACGGCAGCCTAGGCATTGCTGCCTTTACAAACGGCAGCCTAGCCTATAAGGAAAACATCAAAACATGACCAAAGAACAGATCCTAAAAGAATACTTTTCAGCCATGGGACGAAAGGGCGGGAGCGTTACCGGCCCCACCAAAGCTCGCAAGCTTTCGCGGGAGCATTACCAAACGGTAGCCCAGGCACAGCGGGAGCGTTGGGATAAGTGGCGAGCAGAAAACGGTAGGGTAGCTATTAAGCGGGAGCGTTAAAGGCTCTATAAGGACGCTATAAAGACGCATATCCTATAAGGGATATGCCAAACGGAAGCCTAGCGACCTATACGGCAACAGCAGGCACGGTTGCCTAACGGTAGGCTAGGCATGGGTAGCTTCTCAACCTTAAATTTTACCACTGGAAGGTCTCCAGCATCATGTTTGCCACCAAAACGCCTAGAAATGGCATCCTGGCGCGATTTTGATAGGTTGTGGCGTGTTTTTTTGGCTACCTTTGGCATTTTACCAGTTCTTACAGGACCAATACCTAGCCGACATCTTGCTAGGCGGCTTAGAGTCGCACTGATGCCTAGCTCGGAAGCTTCTGCGCCGGTCTGGGTTGGACTTCTTTATGGTCATCTTGGGATCACCATAGCGAATCGTCTTGGATTCGCCGTTCTGACAGGCACGCACCACGAACTTCTTGGGACCACCAGGGGTGCGCCTTGGGCTGTTGCAGGGTAAGTCTTGGGTGCTCATGACTTCAGTTGTTCAGCCAGCAGTTTAATGCGGTATTGGTGCTTGTCTAGGAAAGTCCCCAGATCCTCCAAATCCTCAGTAAGGGTGGCCATATTCGCCTCGTACACCTCTTTGCTACAGTTGGCCAGCACATCCCCGAAAAACCTATCGACTAGGCCAATGGTCTTATGGAGCCTGCTGTTCTCTGTAAGCAGTAACTCGATGTACGCCCAAGCTAGGTCAGTCTTTCCCAGACTCACTAAACCCACCCTTCTTGGCCTTCATAAGCCTCCAGGTGCGAGGGGTTATGGTTGACTTGGACTTGGGCCTGCTAGTCCCAGCTTTACGGCGGGCGTTGATATTGGCGTATAGACCTTGTTTCATGTGGCTAGTATAGCACCATGAAGGCAGATCAAAAATCCAAGAATTTAAGCATTTCCTCTTTCGTCAATCTCTTGTCGTCCGGAACTTGCTTTTGTAAGACAAAAGCCATTTTGGAAATTCTCAATGCAAACATTCTCTTAGGCCACTTATGATCCAATGCTCTGTACCTTTCCTTCCAAAGTTCGCGCCTTACCATTGATGGCGAAAGCTTGTTATAGGCATCCCATAAGTCCCACTCTTCAAGATAAAACCCACCAAGCTTCATTTTGCAATACTCATGTCGCCATAGACCTCGCATTCCCAAACTGCGCCCACAAGTCGGGCATCCCATCCATCCACAGCTTCCCACAGCCATCCCCAAGAGCGGATTTCCTCCTCAATCCATGCTGGAATAACCCCTATTTTATCACTTTCGTTGTCTATCAATGACTTATCCAAATCTGGGACGTTTGGGACGGGTATTTCCAAGTCCTTTACACCTGCGGGTTCTATTATATCGGTATCTATTTTAGATACTATAATTTTTTCTGCGCATGCGCGTAGGTTAGAAAAAGGTGTCCCATCTGTCCCAAATGTCCTTTTTAGGGTATGTTTTGGAGCCTTAAATGGCTTTACCTTGACGCTAACCCTCCTAACCACCGGCTCCCCACCGCCAGCAAGCCTGGCGATGTGCGATCTATGTTTCCTGTCATTTGGGTACTTGGCACAACCAAACTTTCCACTTGGGTATATGTATAAATGATTTCCTTGATTATCCTCTCCGTTGGCCGCACATGCTGGGCATCTGGCCTTGATGCCTCCATTTGCGCCATCCTTGACCTTTTCCAGCCTTGATACGTCAAGAGCCATTATAGTGCCTCATGGTATTGGTGCTGCTCCTGTCCATCTATATGGATGTTTCTAAACCCGCGCTTATTCCTACCCTTTCCGCCCTCAACCGAATGGCTTTGGGTTACCTGCCTTAACTCCAGCATCTTTGAATTGATTACCTTTTGAAGCCTGGCCTGCTCCATTGCCACCCACCCGCGTTCTGCGCAGTATTCGCCATATAAGGTAATGAACTCATCATTGGTTACGCTGCTTCCTTGAACCTTGTGAACCTTATCCTTGATGAAATGAGTGACGCTATCGGATTCTGCCAGTAGGTTCTTGGTCTTCTCAATCTGTGTATTAGACAATCTAATATCACCAGTTTCTCTTACATCTTCTAACAGATCCCTAAACCCGCGCAGGAACCACGCAAGGATTGCCGACCCCTCTTCAGTCACAAGCTTGTCGGCAAAACCCTCAATCTTCTTGGCTGGTGGTGGTTGGTTAAACTCAAGCAAGAGCAACCGCCTGTTCCAAGCGTCCACATCACCCTCAAGTGCCACCTTCAACCGCTCATTGGCTGTTATAAGGATGTTGAATATTCCCTGCAACACAACTCCATCATTCAACCCCTTGCCCTCCGCCTCTATGGTGTCACCTCCGGTCAATCCCTTGATAACCTTGGCTCCTGGCGTGGATAGGAAGTTGCCTGGAACGTCTGTGCCAGACAGAAGTGTCTTGGCTCTGAACCTGTATAACTCAAACTGATTGTTTAGATGTCCGGTTCGAAGCCCAGCCATGTTGTGCTTTCCGACTATGTTTAGGACAATATTGACCAGCGTTGACTTGCCACCTCCGGCCTGACCATACATGACCATGAATCTTTGTATGATGTTTCGTCCAAATAGGCACATGCCGCCATACTTCTGAAATATCGCAATATCGTCCTTATTTGGAAGGGTTGGTATCAGAAGCTCGTTAATGAACCTACTTGGCTCAAGGTCAATCCCTTGAAACTCTATTGGCGATTGGTTCCTTGAATAAAAGTCCGGACTAAACTCATGCTCATGGATGTTCCCGAGATCATCAAAGGTTATGTAGGAATTTGCACAATGCACACCAGGTGTTCCCTTGTTTACGAAGGCATCACGAATCTCAACCATCCCGCGCAACTGCCTTGTGATGGATGTCAGCAACCTCTCGCTGCGCATATCTTGCGTGGAAGGCTGGTGGGCATCGCGGCCATATTCCAGAATATTCGAACTTATCTCCTGTTTAATTGTGTCCTCTGTTTTGTGGCCCCACAATCCAGTTTCTTGGTCATACATGTAAAACATCTTTTCTGACGGTTCCCATAGAATCCTGTTCTCCGTAAAATACTTTGCCGCCCAGAATGGTTCATTGATGCCAACGACAATCTCATCGCCGGTCTTCTGGTTGACCCGAATCTTGAACGGACTGCCAAATCTTTTCTCAAGGTCTTTGGATTCCTCGGTTGCCTCTTCCTCAACCCATGGCTTTTGAATGTCTTCAGGCCATACAATTTCATCAAACTTTATCCCGACAACACTTGATCCCTGGTTGGGATAACTATACGCCACTCCGCTTGGATGGGTTCCATATACGATTGTCTGACCGCCATCACTTCTCCATTCACCCCAATCCTCCTGACCAGCCTTAATTTTGTGAAGTGGCGGAAACTCTCCATCTATCACTACCCAGAAGTTCCTACCCCGCGCACCCTTGGTCTGGAACGTCTTGGCAAGCTTTGGATTTAGCTCGGCAAACTCCTCCGCCCTTGTGTCGCTGTCTATGTCTATCGTGCAAAGACCAGACGATGCCTTACCAAGCAATACGCCTATATTTCCAGTAATTAGCCTTTCAATGTACTCTGGCCTCTGGGTTTCCTCGTAGGTTATCTTTTGCCAGCCTGGCTTGACCGGACCCTTCTCGCCCTTGGGAACCGCAAGGAATACGGCTTTTCCACCAAGACGGCTTGCTAGAGCCGCCAACATATCTTTATTCATGTCTACCAACCTTTCTGTTTGTTTCTATATCACTACTTTTTCTGGTTGCAAGTCATGCCCCTTTGTTTCAGATGTGGTAGACACACAGCCGCAAGATCTCCTTGCGTACCATTCGGGGCATTGGTTCATGTTAATTAAAACCCAGCTTTGTTTCAAGGGGAGAACACACTAGGGAATCCCGCCGCAGGATCTCCCTGCGTACCATGCGCTGGATTGGTTGGATTTAATCTCTCAATAAGAATGTGTATGCAATTAAAAATATTGCGTCAAACCAATCAATCTTGGTTATTCCTGCCGCACATGTGATTATTTTCAATGTATACAATATCGGCAAGATAAGCACACATATTACAAACATAATGTTAAATGTTTCTGATAATATTCTTTTCATTTCTTCTCCTCATGTAGTTTATCTTCCAACTCCCTCGCCTTATGCGATGCAGCCACAATATCCTCCGCTGTTATGTTTCGGAGAGCGTTGCAAAAGTATTGCGTTCCCTTAGTCTTATTGCTCGCATCCTTACACTTCGCCTGCGGTAGACCCGCATGTGGACGGCACGGCGCGTGTGGGCAGGTGTCTGGTTTGAACACCGACACGTTCTTTGGGTAGTACGTCATGCGATCAGCAGGGTCGTAACTCCCCCACAGCGACACGCAAGCCGTGTCCAACCCCGCCGCAATGTGGTTGACCGAACTATCCGGTGCCACAACGAAGTCTGCGTTGGCTATAATCGGGAACAGTGAACGGATCTGCTTTGTAGTGTTGAACAGGTCGATCACCCTGGGATGGTCGACCTTGAAGTTGTTGGAGTTGTCCAACCCGATAATGACCGCATGATGGTGTGGGTGGGCTTCGAGTAAGGCTAGCACAGCGTCCTGCCCCATCTTGGGTGGGTAGGTGCGGGTGGGCCCGGAACTGCTGACATGGTAGGCGAAGTACGGGATTGGCAGTGGCCACTTGCCTAGTTCCTTTAGCTCGTTGTGGTCTGGTTCAACTAGATGAAGATAGGGTCGGCAATACTTGGCCATGGTCTTTTCGTCCCAAACCCCCATCCATTCGTAGATCCGCTGGTAACAGTTGCCCGGACCTGTGCCTAGCTTGGTGTTGCCAACCTGACCGCTGAACAAATCATCCGTGGGAAGGTGAGCATCGTAGCTGTCCCAAGCCTCCAGTGATGCTGGTAGCGGCCACAGCTTTGCTCCCAGCCCAGCGTAGAGAGGCAGGTTCCTGGCAGGTGCGTAAACATCCACCACACCACCAGACTCTTGAACCAAGTAATGTACGAAGGCCGTTGCTATGACCGCATCCCCGATTGCTCCGGCGCGGTAGACCGCTGTGGCTCCGCCAGTTGCGCGGCCTTTGTAATAAGGCTTGATCTTGTGCGGGCAAGGGATCGAATCGTCCCAGGTTGGTCCGGTAAGCTCGTCTGGCAGGACGTAGGTATTGCGGACGTGCAGCATATTGTCGTCCACCTTGTGGATTTGGTTGGTATTATTGGTCCATAGTTTCATTGGCCGTCCTTTCTATTGTTGCGTTCTATTGCGTCAATCCTTTTCCCTATCCAAGCCATGCACGGCACGGCCATCGAGTTTCCCAAAGCCTTGTACCTTGGCCCGTCCGGACATTGATCCGCTGGTTTGTTGCGCCAAGGGATTAGCGTGTGATCGTCTGGAAATCCTTGAAGCCGCTCGCATTCTTTGGGAGTGAGTCTGCGGACGGCCATACGATCTGCTGGATTGATTACACCCCCAGTGTGATTAATGTCGGATGCTGACGATGAGATGGCTTGCGACTTCTCGTTGATTGTTTTGTTGTAACAATCCACGGCTACTGCCTCTTGCACCAACGGCACATTCCCGCCGCCCGTCCCGAACCTCGACACGCAACTCGGCGCGACTTTGTGTGGACCAGTGACTCGGCTGTCGTTGGGGTGGTTTTCGTAGAGGACAACCTTAACTTCAGTATCACCAGCCTTCGTGTTTGCCTTTAGCGTAGGGCAAACAGATTGCTCGGTAAGTTTTCCAGAGTTAATGGCCTCCAGCACCGGATTAACTTGCTGAGTTACTTCGCTTGATTGGGGGCTTCGGCTTGGGTCGTTACTAGCTGTAAGGCTTGGCGCAACATTGGAGGCAATTCCTTTCCTCGTTTCTCTGCTCGGCGGAGTATCCCGGAGCAGGCTTTCGGACTCAAATAAAACCTTTGCGGCAAGGTTCCCTTCTCCAAGATGTGCGACAACAAACACACGTCTGCGTCTTTGGGCCACTCCGAACCATTGAGCGTCCAGCACTCGGTACGCCCACTCATACCCCAACTCCCCCAACGCTCCGAGGAAGGAACCAAAATCTTTTCCTCCGTTAGACGACAGGACACCGGGGACATTTTCCCAGACAAGCCATCGAGGTTTGAAACGTTCAGCGATTGCAAGATAGGTAAGCATGAGGTTTCCCCTTGGGTCTTTAAGTCCTTGCCTAAGTCCTGCGACTGAGAAGGATTGGCATGGCGTGCCTCCGACCAGAAGGTCAACTGATCCGCTTGGTATTGTCCATTGTTCATGTTTTGTCATGTCTCCTAAGTTTGGAACCATCGGCCAATGGTGCTTCAGCACCGCCGCCGGGAATGGTTCGATTTCTGAAAATGCAATCGGCTCCCAGCCAAAAGGCTCCCAAGCCATGCTGGCAGCCTCGATTCCTGAGCATACGGAAACGTATTTCATTTGCTCAAATACCTCGACCTCCAGCCCTGCTTTCTGGCGTGCTGGATGGCACCGCGATCCGTCTTCCATGCCCTAGCTATTGACGACACCGTGTAGCCATTCTCGTAAAGCACCTGCCAGATGCGGTATCGTTTATCCACCGCATCGGGTGAGTTGCCATCCATCTTCACCGATTCGGATATTTTCAGTTCTTTGGCTTCCGGGATGGATTTCATTTCCATCATCATGGCCATCTTGGCGTGCAACTCCATCCTTGCCGCCTCAAGACGGCGGGTGGCCTGTTCCAAGCTGTTGACCCTGGCGGTCAGCACATGGATCGGGTTAATCTGGTCTAGTGTGTTCATTTTTCTTTTCTCCTTTTCCAATCAGTTCCCATGCAATCACCATTGCGGAATCCACCTGCGCGATGATTGCGTTGATGTCGATTACCTGCCCGTGGCCAACGCTACCCCGCAACTTGACCAGTTGCCTTCTGGCCTCGTTGAGGATGTCGCGTTGCCACGACAGGCGTTGCGTCTCCGAAACGATCATTAGCCCTTCATCTTAAATTTGCGTCCACCGGCCTTGGGTTTAACCCCAGCCGAGCGTAGTGCGATGGCTAGGATCTGCTTCTCGCTGCGAGGTGTGCCGCCGGCACCGCGAGCCGATCCCTTCTTCTTGTTATCCGCGCGAAGCTCGCGGATGTTTGCACCGATGTCTTTACCTAGTGGCATGGTTATTCTCCTTCTGTTTTTACGAACCGTCCGGTCAGAAGATCCAGCTTCCAACCGTGTCCGTGAAACTTGTCGTACAACATCTGATTCATCACGCTGGCAAATGGTCCAAGGTTAAGATTCATCAATCGCCCTGGATCTACTTCCGTTGTTTCGAGGATTTCTTTAAGAGCCTCGATGTGCCTGCGGTCGATTTCCTCATGGTAAAACATTTCACATTACTCAGGAACGAGCAGTAGGTGTAGCCGTCCTTCCAATAATAGACTGCCGAAGTTTCTGGCGTTGCATCCATGCACACCGTCCAGTTCCTGCCCTTGATGTGGTGACCATCAATAAAAACGTCTTTTGTCGTGTCCGGCTCTTTTTCATACCGCATAGTGTGGCCTTGGTTGTTTGGGTGCGTCAATGCAAAAAGAAGGATTTTCACAACGGCGGCAATCACGAATGTCGAAGTCAAGGATCTCTCCGCTGTTGAGCATCACGGTGAATATCTTGTTATGATCCATGCCGTAATCCGTGGCTAAGATAGCCATACCCTCACCCTTGGGTGTCATCATCCAAATCTCTGGATTGAGTTGAAGCATCATTCCTTGTGAAAGAAAGTAACCAGCGCAGTGAATACCACCATCCAAATGCAAAAAATCAACCAATCGCTCATCGCCATGCCGGTCCTGTAATCCATGCCACCAGTACCCATCTGGTCCCCCAGATCGGAGCTTTGGCACAATGCTTCATCCAAGATGGAAAGAAGCTGGCAGCACCTTGGTCGGCTGCATGATTTACGTTGTGCCAGTTTCCGTCTACCTGTAAGCCGCCAAGCATGTAGTCACTTGGCTTTGACAGATTGATAACCATCGTCATCTTGCGAATATCGCCCTGCGTTTCAATGGCATCAAAATGCCAGCGGAACCATTGCCCTGGGCGATAGCGCAAGACCTGCAACTGCTGCATGTCTGTTATGTCAAACTGATAATGTTCGTTGTTCACTTCGTCGGTGACAGCGGCCACATAATTGTAGAGCCAATCAAACAGACCATCCTTGGGAACCCAGCACGAATCACAAGTGCGATTCCAACTTCTTACATTCCGCCCATCCTTCCCAAGCACCGGAGCACGCTTCATGCCAATCTTGGTAGCATCGTGAATGACCAGTTCACACTGGCCTTGCGTCAATACCCTGGGAACCGTTACCGCCGTGAGGACTTTTTGTTTGAACTTTTCTTGGTGCATTTCTTTCCTTTGGTTTGAATAAATCTCTTCAAAGCTTGGTTGAAGCCATAGTTAAACAAAGCATCTCCGTCACTGGTGATTTCATGCAGGGCGGCATGACAAACTATATCCCTTGTCTTGTCATCAACCTCGATGTCCAGTTCAACCATCTTTACCTTGCGCTCGGCAAGGATCTTAATCTGGCCTAATCCATCCATTTTGATTTTTCGCTTGTCGCCTTTCCCACAAGCCAAAATAGAAAGCCTCCCAGAAACGCGATCATTGACACGGTTATTCCGCATAGCACGACCATGATTCCGACCTGCGCCAATACGTCAAGCGCAAATTTTGCGTATTCAATTAACATTACCCAATCCCTTTTTAATCACCCTGTTTAAGGTTGCTTGGTCAATTCTGACCCCAGCCATTTTGCACCAGAATAATACCGTCCCGTTCTTGATGTCGCGGACAAGTGACCTGACCTCCTTAACGTCCCTGTAGCAGTTGCAATCCGAAAGTTTACCAATGCGGTTTTTGGTGACCCTGAGTCCATCCAGCACACCTCTGCGCTGTAGTAAGCGGATGTCCTGCATGGCTCGGATTGCGACTTCTCCAGCAAGTTGTTTGATTCTGTCATCCTGGTCTCCTCTGGTAAACTGTGCTGAAATCATCGGCGTTTCCGCTTCCCGCTACGATCCTTGCACCACATGGCATAGGCATTCCATAGGTCGGCGGCATCCTGCGCCTTGCCCTTGTCATCGAACAAGTCCTCGATAGGCGGCAGACCATTCGGAGGCTCTGCTCCCCACAAGCGCGGTCCAATCGGGTTACCGGCCATTGTGGTCACACGCCACTTGCCTTCCTCCGGTTGGACTCGCACTGGTGTCATCGGCCTAGTTCTTTAAGCTTGGCATCGTCAGCCTTGATGGTTTCAGCAAGTTTGTTTAGATCGTTGCTTTGCCCCGCGTAATGTATGATCTGCGCGTCCTTGTAGCGATCCAAGCCAAAGTGATCCTCCACGCTGGTCATGCAGTTGTAGGCTGGGTCAAGGTTGCATGTGGCCGTGGACCATAGGTGCAACTGGAGGTTCATCCATGTTTGCTCGGCAAAGTGGTTTGGGAATAGGCCAATCGGCGGCTGGCTGAGTGCTCCTACAGCTTTGGGCGTAATCACGAACACGCCAGTGTTGAAATAGAAACTAGGCTGGAACCCCGGAACAAACCCAAAGGCATCGGCCAGTCCTTTTAACCCAGGCTTGCGGTCAAGGTACTCGCCCTCATCAAAAGCCATGAACGTGCAGTCATTCTCCAGCAGCGTTCCAATATCCTCGCAATCTTCTGCCACCAAAACGTCACAATCCAAGAATGTCACTTGCTCGTAGCCCTTGGTGGCAATGATGTTTCCGATTGCCAGCTTGCTGTACTGTACCGGCTCGACCAGCGGCTTCTCAAACGAGATCAAATCAATCTTATGCCGCTTGCAATAAGACTCCATGCGTGGCTTGGTTAGCTCCAAAACCTTATGCCACTTCTCTCCGAATGCTTGGGTGACCAATGCTTTCTTCATTTCCAGATAACTCCTTTATCGTCCAGATCGCTGCTGAGAAGCATTAACTTGTTGTAAAGTGAATAGCCGTATCCGTATCGCATGATCGTGATGCTGATAAAGTCACCTATCCAATAACAAATCCATGCCAGCGCAAGTTTCATTTCTCGATCTTTACCCATGCTTCCAGCGGAAGGTTCTCGCCGCAAAATCCAACCTGCATCTCCTTCTTTTCCTTCTCGTTGATGCCGTACAATGCCCAGCCTCCCTCGATCTTTTCAGCGCGGGTGGTTTTCATACAACCTCAAAAACATAACCAGCTTTCTCGCGGATCATTTCTTCGGCCACTTTGACCAAATCTTTACTAGGATTTTCCACGCTGTTTCCATCAATCATAATGCTAAGGTTCTTTACCTCGCAATCCTGCGGAACCTCGACAACAACGTGTTCTCTGAATCCCCTAGGACCAATGTCCTCCTTGCCAACCTTTAGGACTGCATCTGCAATCACGTCACAGATCCTTCCTTGCCAAACAAATCTTGCCTCAAGTGTGTCCATTTCTATTTCTCTCATAATCTAGGTAGTCCTTTCTTTAATTGCATCCATGCAAACAATGCTCTTACCACCGCACGTTCCAGATGGTCAAGCGCATTCTCTCCCGACTCGTCCGGGCATGGATGGTTTAGGTGGATCTGCTGTTGGGCGGTGACTGCGTGTTTGATGCAGCGGGTGATGTGGTAATCGTATACAGGCCGATCCTTCCAGAACCACTCGCCATAGGCAGACTTGGCGGACCCGTTGCCCATCACCCTCCACACAATCTCGGAGGCGGCATCACCCATCTCTGAAATTGTGGGAGGGTTTTCCATTACAACTTCATCCCAGGCGGATTGTACTTCTTCGCCCACGCCCACACCTTGAGCATGGCATTAAACGCAATCCCCGCCTCATATAACTCCTCATCCGACCAGCGGTGGATGACCAAACTTTCCGGGTCATTGGCCGCCAGGACCACCGAAACGCAAGCGCATTTCGGGTTGTCGGATGCGATCCTATAGGCCCATAGCTGGGCGCAGTCGGAATCGTAAAACGGGTCATACTTGGGGTTAACCTTCCTATTCTTCAGGTCGATGATAGCGTCCCCAATCCCCTTCAAGCGGACGTAGGCATCGCACCTGCCAGCATAGCCTGCGCCTACCAGAGCCTTCTCGCACCAGTAGGTTTGCTCTACGTTGTCTTCCGCCCATTCACGGAAGGTTTTTATGTATGGCTGGAGATCGGCATCCTTGGAATGCGCTCGCTTTAGGAGAATATGCTCCATCTGCTCGTGCATTCTGGTCCCATGCTCGGCTGCCTTGGATGTTGACTCCTTGGAATCCTTTACCACACGCTTGGCGTAATCCTCCAAAGATTCACCATCCTCCTTGGGCAAGGTGAGCGAGGACATGATGGCCTGCTCGATCTTCCATGCGGTGAGTTGCGGCTTATCCATGATGCCAAGCACGCTTGTGACGGACGGTAGTAACCCCATCTTCCGGGCATCGGCAACCGTGGTATTACGCTCGTTGCCATTCTTTCCAATGACAACGTGCGCGGACTCGCCTTTCTCGGTATACCAATGACCCGCCTGGTCGGTGGCGACCAGACGGGATTGGCTAGGCTCTTTTGATGTTATTGTAAGCGACATCAGAATGGCATCGTGTTGCCGTCAACATCAGTGCTGGCCTTATGCGCCACTGGCGTACTAGCCGCACCGGACAATTCCTTGCTCTCAAGAATCTTGCCCTGCAACCATTCTGGCATCTCGGCAAACGCGCCGCCCTTGCCTTCCTCGATTTCGTAAAATACCTGCGTGTTCTCGGTGGTGGTAGGAGCCTTGACCGACTTGGGCAGCTTGGCCAATCCTTGGATGGCGCAGTACTCACGCCCGGCTTGGCTGGTCTTACGGACCAGGGTGAGCATGGCGGCCTTGCCCAGCAGATTCTTCATGTTGAATGCCGCCAATTCCTTGCTTGTGAAGCTCTGGCCACGCCAGGTTTCAAGATGCTTGCGGAGCGTGGCACGCTCGCCAAGGCTGCGGGTCAACTCCATGCTGACGACCATTGGCTTGGTCACCTTGGTGGTCTTACCGTTCTCGGTCACTTCGCCTTCGATGGTCTGGTCGGGAAGTTCGAACGCCAAGCGAACCTTGGGGGTCCACTTCTCGTCTCCGTCCCAGTTGGTTTTCTGCGTACCAAGATCCACAATGCTGAAACACACCCCAATGGTGGCTCCGGCTTCGGGCAGTTGGCGTTCTCCGTTTTTCGATTCAGTTGCGCTGATGGTTAGACTCATTGCATATCTCCTTTATTGATGGTTGGTTGTTGTTGTATTGTGGGTGAAGTTATTGAAATTCCTTGTGCTACTGTTGTGCAATAAGGGGCTGGATGCACAATGTCGATCTTCAAATTTGGCGGGGCAATGTGACGGGCAATCTCGCAAACGTCATCGGCCTGGAGGATCACAAGCCATTTCTTCTCGCCGTTACGCCGAAAGAATACAGATGGGATTTTGTTTGCTGGGCAGTCTGCCTTGGCCTGACGCATCCACTCTTCGGGTTTAATCTGCTGGCAACGCTTTCCCTCTATGTGGAAAGGGAGGTTGTCGCATACTACGTCACCGCTGCCACCCTCTGGATTGCCTGCGTACTGCTGGGTGCGCCTTGCCTTCTGCCAACCCTGTTCCCTTAAATAATTCGCCAATTCCCGCTCACCCGCTGCTCCCTTACGTCTTGAGTTGATTGCCATGCCCAACGCTAGGCGTGGTGTCAAAACCTAGTCAATCTTTTTTTCTGCTTAAATCCTCTTTCATCACGGCCATAAGTCCCATGCCAGATAACTTCTTGCAAATGTGAGGGTTATCAATGACCCATTTGGCGCAAGCTTCAAATGAATCTAGGTTTTTCAGCGCATCCTCAAACGTGCGCCATGCCCTGATGGATTCTTTTACAGATCGCTGATTATGCGCCATGAAGAACCTGTTTTAGCCTGACACTTTTTGTTCTTGCTTTTGCATTGGTGTGGTTTGAAGATCCAAAATAGGTCTGCATCCATAGCCCAGCAAATAATGTAGTCAACAATTACCTTGGTATAAATCGTCTTACATTCACTTCCAACGCTGGTCATAAACCCATAGCGGTTTCTTTCAGGATCTGGCTTCTCGCTGGTCTTAACCTGGATGCGAATAAACCTTCCATCCTTTTCGGCCACCAGATCGTACCCAGAAAAATCCTCCATCGGTGCAAGCACGCTGTAGCCATTGCGGAACAAAATGCTGGCCACCCTAGCCACCCCCACCGCGCCTATTTGCCGGTTGGATAATTTCTTGATTGACATGGATGGTTCCCGGGTAGAGACTTTTTACATGAAAAGAATACTATTGGCAATGGCGGTGCTAGTGGCACCGGTGATGGGGGAGGATAATATGAGGGATTTCATTGGTGCAGTTTATAAGAACAGGGGTACATGGATTATAACCGATAAAGATAATGCGCTTGGAAATGGTGGTTGCATAAGAAAAGTTGGGGACAATTATTTTACACCAAATGGTTTTTATAGGAAGGTTGGAAATACATATTTGTCAGACACAGATGATCCTGTGGTAAGCACAGGATCAACATTTTTGTCATCATCTAGGGCTGTTGTTAAAACAGGCTCGACTTACTTGTGGTCTGGTGGCAATAAAGTAAGCACAGGATCAACAATTCTTGATTCCGAAGAATCAGACACCGAATGATGCCAGCCTGTTTCTAATTCTATTCTCAAGACCACCAATAAATTTTTTTCTTGCTGGGTTTGCCTGCGCCATTCTGTATTCATCATTAAGTTGCGCTTGGCTCGCTGCTCGCATTAATGC